TTCATCAATACTTATTTTTTTCTTTTTTAATTTTTCATATATAGCATTTTTTTCATCTAATAATGTAGGCAATAAATCTTGTTTATCATTGGTAAAAGAATCTACAAATTCTTTATGTTTACTATCTAAAGTTGTTATATTTTTTTGAATAATAATTTTCTTAGTGTTTTTCGGTTTAAATGTGGGCATATTTTCTTATATGTTATACTTAAACGGGATTTATTTAAGCAAAAAATATTATATTTGGTTTAGAAATAATTAATGTTTTCTAATCAATTGCTAATAATGAATTTAAACGTAGAAATACCGAGTAATATAAATATTGGCCTAGTACAATTACAAAAAATGGCCTTTATCTATAATGCTTTAGATTCTGGCTGGTCTATTAAAAAAAAAGAAGACCATTATATTTTTTCAAAAAAACACGAGGGAAAAAAGGAAGTATATTTAGACACATATTTACAAAAGTTTATAGAATCTAATTTAAGTTTAAAATAATTTTTTAGGTAATTATTATTATATGGGTTTTTATAAAATTTATTATTGTAATAAATTTTATTATTGTAATAAATTTTATTATTTTTGAATTAAATTCAAAAAAATAAATTTATTTTCTTTAGCCATAATATAACAAAATGGGAGGAGGATTAATGCAACTCGTAGCTTACGGCGCACAAGATGTTTACCTGACGGGAAACCCTCAGATCACTTTCTGGAAAGTGACCTACCGTCGTCACACTAACTTCTCAATGGAATCGATTGAACAGACTTTTAACGGTCAAGCCGATTTCGGACGCCGTGTTACTTGCACTATCAGCCGAAACGGTGATTTGGCATACCGCACTTATTTACAAGTCACTCTCCCTGAAATTAATCAAGGACTTAAAGCCGCAAGCGATGCCGGTGTTTGGGCTCGTTGGCTCGATTTCCCTGGTGAGCAGATGATCTCCCAGGTTGAGGTTGAAATTGGAGGTCAACGCATTGACCGACAATATGGTGACTGGATGCACTTGTGGAATCAGCTCACCCTTTCCAAGGAACAGGAGCGTGGTTATTTCAAGATGGTTGGTAACACCACCCAATTGACTTTTATCACTGACCCCTCGTTCTCGGGTGTGGATGGTCCTTGCGCGTCCGATGCGGCTGTTCAGGTTTGCGAGCCTCGCAATGCCCTCCCAGAAACCACCCTCTATATCCCCTTCCAATTCTGGTACTGCCGAAACCCCGGTTTGGCCCTTCCTCTCATTGCTCTTCAATACCACGAAGTCAAGATTAACCTTGACATCCGCCCCATTGATGAGTGCTTGTGGGCATGTACCACGATCGCTGATGATACCGCTGTCAGCCGTCGTGTGACCAACGCCTACAACCAGTCCCTCGTCGCCGCCTCCCTCTATGTCGACTACGTCTTCTTGGACACGGATGAGCGTCGCCGTATGGCGCAGAACCCCCACGAGTACCTGATTGAACAGCTTCAGTTCACGGGTGATGAATCCGTCGGGTCATCCTCCAACAAGATCAAGCTCAACTTCAACCACCCTTGTAAGGAGTTGATCTGGGTAGTCCAGCCTGATGCCAACGTCGACTACTGCTCTTCGCTCACCGGTGGAACTACCTTGTTCCGCACGCTCGGTGCTCAGCCCTTCAACTACACGGATGGGGTTGATGCCCTCCCCAACTCCATTATGGCGTTCGGTGGACGCGATACCACGATTCAGGGACAATTCGTCAACGGATCTGGTCTCTTCGTGGATCCTGGTGCAGTAGATGTCACTGCCAACCAGCAATGGCAGAATGGCGATAGTAATACTTACATTCCCTTTACTGGTGATAATGCCTCGGGTGTTTCTGATGCCGGCACCTTTGTGCTCTCGGAATCTTCCCTCGATATGCACTGCTGGGGTCAGAACCCCGTCGTTACTGCCAAGTTGCAGCTTAACGGCCAGGACCGATTCTCTGAACGTGAAGGCACATACTTTGACCTCGTTCAGCCCTACCAGCACCACACCCGCAACCCGGACACTGGTATCAACGTGTACTCGTTCGCCCTCCGCCCGGAAGAGCACCAGCCATCTGGCTCGTGCAACTTCTCGCGCATTGATAACGCCACCCTTCAATTGGTGTTGTCCAATGCGACCGTGCAGGGAACCAGCACTGCCAAGGTACGAGTCTATGCCACCAACTACAACGTCTTGCGCGTGATGAGTGGTATGGGAGGGTTAGCATATTCGAACTGAGCGGTTCAATAATAAAAAAACATTAATTACAAACAAAAACTTAAAGACAAATCATACTATAGTAATTATAATATGATTAACGGAAAAATTGAATATTCAACCCCACTTACTACTCCTATTACACAAATGAAGGTCATTACCACGATTGATGCTACTTTGTTATGCGGTGTATTAGATTTTGCTGGAAAAAAATATTATTTGGATATAAACGACTTTAATAATTTTGTATTAGCTGGTAAGAAATTTAATTTAATTAGCGAAAAGGATGTTTATCCATCTTATCTATATAATTATAAACGTATTTCTTTATTAGAACATATATTTACTTATAACTCGGGTAATATTAATTATGTATTTAAAAATCAGAATCCATCTGATTTGCGACGTAGTAATGTTGAAATATATCACCAATATCACGACACCGTAAAGGCAAAATATGATGTAATTGAGTATATACAAGGACATTACTATACACTTGGAAATGACGCATTTGTACTGAAAAATCCAATGTGGAAAATAAGGACTGATAAAAATGAAGAACAAATAATTATGTATTGTGAAAAAAATATATTATGTATATTATCGCAACAATCCTATCAAAAAATAATAGAATTTGAAAATTTACATAACAATGGAAAAAAAATAACATTTTATATTCACCAAAATGGATATATTTCTTGTACTTTAAATTTATTTATCCACCAAATCATTATGAATTGTTACGGCAATGGAAAAGGCACTAAAATTATTAGTGTAGACCATCTTGACCGCAACCCTTTAAATAATACATATGAAAATTTACGTGTTGCAACGAGAGATGAACAAGAAAAAAATACAAAAGGTATTGCCGATGGCACTAAAAGAGCACGGAAACATAATGCCAAGCCTTTACCTGAAGGTATTACTCAAGATATGTTAGAAAAATATGTTGTTTATTATCAGGAATATTTAGATAAGGAACAACAAAAGAGCCGAGAATTTTTCAAAATTGAAAGACATCCCAAATTAGATAAAAGCTGGATCGGTACAAAATCAAATAAAGTCGACATTTTAGAAAAATTAAAAATGGTGAATAAAGTTGTCACTGATTTAAAACATGATATTTATCCCGAATCAACTGATAACGGTTTACCTCTATATGTTAACATCAAAAAGGAACGCAATAAATTTCATATGATATTTGATAAAAAAACAAACGAAGAAAAGCGACTGAATTTGCGTATGGTGCTACCAGAGAATTACATTTTAGAAGAACAACTTGTTTTATTTAAAGAGAAAATCAAATCCAAATACGATATTGACATTGACGCTATATGAGAATTAGTATGTATGGCTAATTCAACCACCGTTGTCCGTTAAGGTGTTTAATCGTGTCATAATTTACCCAATAATAGGTGACGTAGTTCTGAATATGGTCGGATGATGCGCTTGTGCTTGTCTTTGTGCTCGTGCCCGCGCCAGCCTCGCAAGGGCAATCGTCATCTTTTTTTAACAATAATTCTACATCATACATAAATAAATATTTTTTTTCATAGACAATCATATTATTTACCAACAAGGCGTGCATATCATTATTATATTTGACAAGTTCAAGTTGGTTATCCATAAACGAATTTAACTTACAAATAGGGTTTTTACTTTCGGTTGTAATAAGTCCTTGTTGCCATAAATGACTTTTTTTTAAGGAAATATTCAAAATGGTTTTTTGAAAGGCATTGTATCCGCCTTTAATTAAAAAGGACATTATTAATAATTTAAATCATTATACATTTAAATCATTTTTATTGTTTCACTTTATTATTGTTTCACTTTATTATTGTTTCACTTTATTATTGTTTCACTTTATTATTGTTTCACTTTATTATTGTTTCACTTTATTATTGTTTCACTTTATCATTCGTTTCTTTAAAATTAAATATAAAATCTAATACATATTTTACAAACACAAATGTAACAATGAGAACAAATAAGAATGTAATAAATTCCTTCAAAAATTTATTTACATTTAATGAATTGATTGGAGAAAATTCTCCTCCCGTCTTGTATTTTAAAATATAATAAATACTTGGAAATATTATTTCCTTTACAAAAGATTGGATCATCGTTCCAGTAGCAATAGCAATGGTGACGCCCGACATTGTGCCTAAAATATTATCTGATGTAATAAATTGTCTAATTTGTTCACGTAAACCAGTAATTTTATTTATTCCGATATTCATTATATATTATATATATTATATATTATATATATTTTTTAATTCATACAAAACATCTCTCTAATCTCCTCAAAATCATCTGAGGAACGAAATATATTTAAGACTTCAGCACACGTATATTTTTCATCTAATTCAGCTTTCAACCTCTCTTCTTCTATATCTACTTGCCAAAAAGTAGCAATCATCCGTTTTAGATCATAACGCGAACATTTTTTAAAGTTGATTTTAATATCAATGCGACCAGGGCGGATTAAAGCTTTGTCCAGGACTTCTAATTTATTGGTCGTCATAATCAGAATGCGTCCACTACATTCGTGAATGCCATCCAACATATTTAACAAATAAGATAAATTATTATTCTTGGTGGACGACGATGATGAAGAAGAAGAGGACATCTTTAAAAAACTGCTAATCATTTTAAATTCATTAGACGAATCATCGCTTTCAGTTGCATTATTATTATTATTTGTGGTGGCGGTGGCGGCGGCATTTTTTAAATCACGGTCTTTTACTACCTCTCCCAGTGCATCAATATCCTCAAAAATCAAGATGCGTTGCGCTTGTGGAATAATATGCGTGTCATTCAGTTCTTCTTTGAAAATAATGTGTTGTAAATCACTAAAATCCATTCCGTCGTTTAATTTCACATCAATGCCGTGGCGACCCGTGTAGTTCATCAGTTGTTTAATAAACCGCGTTTTGCCACAGCCCGGTTCACCGTAGAGTAAAATTCCCAAATTATACGGAATGCCTTTTTGTAAATACCATTCTTTATTTTTCAAAAAAAAATCTATTTTTTTCATAATCTCCTCCATATTTTGAAAATAACTATTTTGAAAGGTAATAGACGATTCCCATTCTGCCGAATCCACAATTATTTCATTTCCCCCGCCGTTGCGACCTTCTTTTTTGCGGTCTTTGGTCGTGCCTGTAGCAGTTTTCACCGTAATGAACAATTGTTTCTCATTTGACGACTGCTTTAAATAGTTTTTGTACTCTTTCACTTTTTCATCTATCCATTTTTGTATTTCAGTTAAAGCGAGCTGGTTGGAAAAGACCGTCAACGTATTGTATTCTACGGTCACGGGTTTATCTCCATTCTTCAGTTTTTCTTTATCTTCATTCCGTATTTTGCCATAAATTTGGTCGGCGATTTTAAATTCTTTGTTTTGATCTACCATATACCCACTACGTTTTTCAATATCGTCCCAATCAAATTCGGCATCTTCGCGCAACCGAAAAATCGTTTCGTTGGTTTTCGCCAAATAATGCATGATGGCGCGAAATTTAATAGACCGCGTTTTCATTTCTGAACAAATGACAATGCTGTTTTTCTGCGCATTCGTCCATTGGATATAGATTTTTTTCATATAAGAAGTGTTTGTGTTATAAAACATAAATAGGAAAAAAATCAAGATCAGAAAATCCAGCAAAAGCACGCCGGTTTTCAGAGCACTAATAATAGAAGTGGCTTGTCCCATGATTATCGGTATAATAAAATATTCCGGCGTCATTTTTATTTTTAAGTTATATTATTATAGCCTTATCGGTTTAAACTCTTTTCTTTATAT